CGCTGAGGTACAGAGTGAATGTGCTGATGCACTAGCTGCTTATGACCCGCCTACGAAGGCTGAGATGGACGCTATGTGGACTACAGCGGCTACAGAGAGTTATGCAGGTGACGGAGCAGCGGCTACACCGGCACAGTTACTGTACATGATCCTGTGCTCAGTTAGTGAGTTCGCTATCTCTAGCACTACGATTACAGGCAAGAAGTTGGATGGTAGCACGACGGCTATGACATGGACGATTGACAGTGCATCGAGTCCAACTAGCAGAACAAGGGCTAGTTAATGGCGGTTAAAGACTTAATTGGACCAGCGTTTGTTGGCTCTAGTACAACCAAGTACATCATTACTCGTGGTCTAACCACGGCTCAGTCGATGATACCGATCATTGCAGAGGTCAATACGTTGATGGGTGATGTGACCGATGAGGTGTACAGGCAGGGTGTGGCCATTACAGGGTTCACCTTTGTGCTCATAGACAAGTCTACTGGGGCTGCTGTGACGAGTGGTACTGTGACCTGTAAGGTTATCAAGGACGGTGCATCGCAGGTTACTAGCACTAACAGTGCGGCTCACGAGGGCAATGGGCAGTGGTCAATCACTTTAACGGCAACTGAGATGGATGCAGAGCAGGTAGGGTTAGCGATTACCCACTCCACCGCATTGCCGTTATACAAGACGTTCAGGACTATCTAATGATGATACCAATCAAGGGTAAAAGACCTAAGAAGCGTAAGCTCAATGCTAGAGAACTGTTCAAGGACAGGGCCAAGCGTGAGGGTCGTATTGAGGAGTATAACCGTAGATACAAGGAGAATAAGACTAAGCCCCAGTATTCATGGGTTGAGGCGGCTCAGAAGGCCATGGATGATATGGGGTTTATATCCGTTGATCTAGAGCGTGAGATGAACGAACGGTTCATGCGGTTCGGTGAGGCAGGGATACCAGAGCAGTTAGTCGCTGCACAGGATCAGATCAAACAGGGGGCGTTGATAGAGACACTAGGTGAGTTTGATATTAATGAGTCAGAGCTACCAGTGGACATTGCCTTTGTGTTCCATAACCTGCATAAGGCCGTAGGAGAACAGTCTCAGTGGAAGGTTACGCCTAGTGAGGCTCCATCTCCTGGTGCATGGAACATGCTTATATGGGCAGCAGACAACCAGACAAAGTTCTTTGATAAGGTACTTGGGGACAAGCTGAAGCAAGGGACTAAGGGTGAAGAGCAGGGGATGCGTGACACGGGAGAAAGTATTGAACAGATAGAGCAAATGCTCGGCCAACTTTCAGAGAAGAATGTCTTAGATGTTAATAACAAGGGACTTATGATTTGAGTCTGTACGAGCAAGTACCAAAGACGCTCAAGGAAAACCTAGAGTATCGCATGGAACTGTTGAAGTGGGCTGATACGCCTGAGAGACAGCGTACCATCTGGACTGCTTGTAAGCATGACATATTGTTTTTCATCAATACGTTCTGCTGGTTATATGAGCCTAGAAACAACCGCTTACGTGGTACAACTAGCAATGTGATCCCATTCATTACCTACGGGTTTCAGGATGAAGCCTTCCTGGCTATGCACGAGGGTCTAGGTGAGAGTGACATTGGGCTTGAGAAGTCCCGTGACCTTGGTGCTACGTGGATGTTCCTGACATTGTTCTTCCATCACTGGATGTTTGATGAGTTCTCTAGTTTCGGGATTATGTCTCGTACTGCTGACCTTGTGGATAAGCCAGGTAAGAAGGACACATTGATGTGGAAGCTGGACTTCCTTCTGGTTGGTGACGGTGGTAAGGGTGGCTTACCCAAGTGGATGAGGCCTAAGAACGTGTACCGTAGTAATATGCTGATGGAGAATCGGGACAATGGTGCTACGTTTGAGGGTGCGTCTACGACAGAGGATGCCTTCCGTGGTGGTCGTAAGAAGGCTATAGCGATAGATGAATACGCTGCTTTCCCCAATGGTGATGACTACAGGGCACTAGCTGCTACTCAGCACGCTACGGATTGTCGTCTCTTTGTATCCACTCCTAAAGGCGCGTCAGGTGCCTACTACGATGTGATGCACACACCTAGCAATATGAAGAAGATCATCCTGGATTGGAAAGACCATCCTGATAGAGGTGTGGGCTTATATACCAGCAAAGACGGGATACTCCAGATACTAGATGATAGCTATGACTTCCCCGCTTCCTACCGGCATGTGCTCGATGGCTTACAGCGCAGCCCGTATTACGACCAAGAGTGCTCACGTCCTGGTGCAACGCCACAGACGATAGCTCAGGAGCTTGACAGGGATTATGGTGGATCAGAGTACCAAATCTTCGGAAAGGAGCTATATGAGGCAGGAAAGCAGAATATTTTGAATCCTTACCAAAAAGGTATACTATTTTATGATGAAGAAACTCTGGAACCTGAGTATAATGAAACGCAAGATGGGCCATTTGAAATCTGGTGCCATCGGGACTCTAGAGGGATTCCTGTTAATTCAGGGCAATACGTCATAGGCTGTGACATTAGTGCAGGTCTTGGTGGTGACTACACCAGTAACTCCGTAATGTTTGTTATGGATACAGTTACTGGGCAGCAGGTTGGCGAGTTTGCAACGAACACGGTGCGACCTGAAGCGTTTGCTGACATGACAATTGCTGCGAGTAAGTGGTTCAATAACGCCTATCTAATCTGGGAAATGAATGGACCACCTGGTGGTGCCTTCACTAAACAGGTGCTCGAACGTAAGTATCCCTATATCTACTATCGAGAAATTGAGAACAAGACATACCGGAAGAAGACTAAGAACCCTGGATGGTTCAGTACAGACAAGAATAAGTTATCTGTGCTCAGTCAAATGTCTGCGGCAATCAAGTCAGGTGAGTACTGTGTACGCAGTAGTAAGCTATTGAATGAGTGCCGACAGTATGTTTATCGGAATGGTAAGGTTGTTCACTCCCGATCCGTTAGGACTATGGATGACAGTGCAAAGGGACAGGCACATGGTGACCGTGTTATAGCAGCAGCTATTGCATGGCACGCTGGTAAGGATCGTCCGGCAGTAAGTAAAGAGGACAGGGAAGACTATGAGGATAACATTCCTTATGGTTGCATGGCGTGGCGATTTCAGGAACAGGACAAACGCAAATCAGCCCTAAAAGATCGATGGTAAATGGACCCGAATAACGAAATACAGCGTTCTCGACTTCTTAAGGCGATAGAAAACTCTACACGAGTTCTCAGACCTTTTCGGGAAGTTCGTAAGAAATTGGTTCAGGACTTTGTTGGTTCTCAATATGGATCGACCGGGCAAGACCGTCAAGACATCATCATGAACTTGATGTACCAGACGGCTGAAACCTATACCATGTCGCTCGCTGCTAACCGACCTCGTGTACTCGTAACCTCACAGCACCCAGATGTTGCATGGTTCGCTCATTCGTTCCAACTAGGAATCAATAACCTAATCAAAGAGATAAGGTTAGAGAGCACACTACGTAAAGCGGTGATGGATGCTTTCTTTACTATGGGAATAGTGAAGGTGTACACGGCTGATTCTGGTCTAGTTCAGCTCGAAGGTGAAGATGAATGGGTAGACCCTGGCAAACCATTTGCCGAGAACATTAGTCTTGATGACTTCTGTTATGACACAACTGCTTCTGAATGGCGTAAAGCGTCGTTTGTTATGAATAAGTATCGCATCAGTAGAGACAAGGTTCTCAACGATGATGCCTATGACAAGAAGGTAGCAGAAGGTCTAAAGATCGTGAGTCAGTATCCTGGATGGAACCCTGACTCAGGTGAAGTGCCAATCCGAGAGATGCTCAAGAGTGAGACTCAGGAAGCTGGCATAGAACCCATGGTCGATTTGATGGATGTCTGGCTACCTAAAGATAAGCTAGTGGTAACGATGCCAGTTGGGGAGAATGCTAAACCCTTGCGTGTGGTCGAATGGGAAGGTCCAGAGAGTGGTCCATTCCACATACTAAGCCTTACGTGTGAAGTACCCGATAACATCATGCCTGTGTCCCCTGCAATGAACCTGAAGCCATTGCACGACCTCATCAATGGTTTAATGCGTAAGCAGCGAAGACAAGCACAAAGACAGAAAGACATACCGTTTTACCAAGCTGGTCACCAAGACGATGCACGTCGTATTGAGAAGGCTAGTGATGGTGAATGGACACGAGTTGATAATCCAGAGTCAGTCAACGTCATGAAGATGGGCGGAGTTGATCCACAGAATCAAGCCTTCACTCATTCAATGAAAGACACCTATGACCGTATGGCTGGTAACCTTCAGATGATGGCAGGGTTAGGACCACAGGCTGACACACTAGGTCAAGACAAATTGATACATGGAGCTGTATCCAAACGTGAAGCGAACATGCAATATCGTGTGGTTGATTTTACTAGCCGAATATGCAGGGACTTAGGTGCTTTGTTGTGGCAGGATCAGGTACTTGAGATACCACAGGACTTCGAGTCGTCTGGCATACAGGTCAAAGCAGATTGGAACCCTGATGTTCGTGAGGGTGACTTCATTGACTACAACTTTACGATTGAACCTTACTCGATGATGTACAAGTCACCAAGTGAGCGAATGCAGGGAATCACAAACTTCATCACCCAGATTGGTTTACCAATGCAAGGCATGATGGAACAGTATGGCGGGACCATCGACATACAAGAGATTGTAGATATGTACTCAGAACTGATGGATCTACCAAGGCTTAAAGAGATCATCAAGTTCCAAGAACAAAAACAGGATGTACCTGGACCAACTCCAGGGGAACCAGCTAAAGCAAGTCACACAGTTCGGGAGTCAGTTCGTAGGAGTGTACCCACTGGAGGCACTGAGCAATCACGTAGTAATGTGATGCAACAGGTTCTACAGGGTGGACAACCAAACCAACAACAGATGGCACAGATGGGACGGGAGAAAGCAAATGGCTAAAGAATTTCTATGGCGAGATTCTGACGGTGTAAACCGTTGGCATAAGCACAAAGAGTCAGACAAGGATAAACCTGATGACGTAAGGTGTGGTGCTAGTGGTTGGTCTACAGGACTCAAGAGCTTAGGTGCCGGTGTCCACTTTTCACAAGTCAATGAGTTTCGTGAGGATGCGAAAGAAAAAGGTTTCACAGGAGTAGAGTTTTCCAAATCTGGTGATTGTGTATTCACTAGCAGAGGGGAACGAGCACGTTACCTGAAACATCGAGGTCTACTTGATCGTGACGGGGGATATGGAGACTAGGCATGGCTGAAGAAATAAATGAAATAGAACCGGATGAAGAGGTGACTCTATCTGAAGGTGACCTAGATATTATTGACTCCTTGGAGAACGACAGTGAGTCGGAACCGGGTGTTAGTTTTGAAGAATCAACTGAGTCTGCTGAAGTTGAGGCAGATCCAGTAGAAGACAATAGTGTTGAACATTCCACTGTTGATGGAGGTCAGAGTTACAATTCTGACCTCACGTCTCGTGCCCAACAATATGGACTTGATCCGTCTGATTTTGGAACCGAGAAGTCACTGTCGTATGTAGTCGATCAATTTGACCAAGGGAATGCAAATCTCTCCCAATGGAATAATTGGTATCAAGGCCAACAGCAACAGGGTGGCACCGAGGCACAACTACCTCAACAACCTCAGTTCTCCGTAGATCTGAGTGAGGATTATGATGAAGGCTTGAAGTCTGCTATCAACGCAATGGCTGCAAACATGCAGTCTCATTACGATGGTCAGCTAGATGTGATTGCCCAGTCGGTTCTCAACCAGCAACAGTTTGTAAACTATGCCCAAGGGCAACAGTCACAAGAATATGCTGCTGGTGAATTGGAGCAGTTCAACACTGCTATTACTAACTTATCGAATGAAAACTTGTTTGGTTCGGGTGCTTATCAAGACTTAGACCCTGGAACACAGGAAGCTAAGAACATGGAATCTGTTTATGAGCAGATGACTGTTTTGGCTAATGGATACCAGAGTTCAGGCAAGGGAGTTCCTCCAGTGAACGACCTCGTAAAGCAGGCTTACAACTCAATTTTCGCTGATGAA